GTTTTGGACCACGAGATCGTCGCGGGTGAACCTACCCGACATCTTGTTCAAGAAAATCATAATGTACCAAGCGCTTTTGGTATAAGCGCAGTCCTCTGACGTGTCGAAACCACTGAAATCTCCATCGTAAAACTTGGAGAAGGTTTCCAGATGCTTCATGAACTGATCCCATTCGGGAGATAGACAGTCGATACCCACAAGGATCTCAGACCAACCTGGGTTCAACTGCAAGAACCTCAGTACCGTCCCGAACTGCAATCTTCCAAGAATCGACAGCACAAATTCGCCCAAGTAAAACAAACGAACTTTATCCTTCTCTACTGGAATCAGTTCATCTTTCGGGACTGTGCTGAAATAAGCGGGACCTCTGTGACCGTGTAAGAGACGACATGTAAAGTCCAAGAGAATCTTCTTAACTTCCGGTTTGAGAGATCTCTTTATCCGACCTGTTTCATCCAAAAATTCTCGTATGTATTGCATCTTTCCACCAGGAAGTCCAGGGCCAGCCGAGGTCTTGAAATTCATGGAACGAATGAAACGAAACTCCATAACTCCGTTGAGCGCTTCATCTAGCGTAAGAGGCCGTATGTCTTTGAAGCCGGGCATGCTAGATCCTGCTTTGATGAAAGGGTCTAGATAGTCTTGCACAGCCCAAGATAATTCATCCTGACACGGAGTAACGAGCACACGTGTGGCTTTGCGAGCTCCTTCTTCGAACATCGTTCTGCGGAACTTTGGTGGACCAAAGTCCAACCCTGGCGGAGCTACCTCTAGAACATCTGCCTTGAGTGGGGAATCTTTGTATCTGCTCTTGGAGTAGGCAGTAACCCTCCTAGCTCCTATGTATTCCCCTCCTTGCCATTCAAGATTGTCCTCACCCACGCGTAGCAAAGATATCGCTCGGTTCACGTACACAGAGTAATCCACATCTGTTCCGTCTTGGTGTAGGGCATCATTTATCGACATAATCTCCCTCTCCGAAGACAAAGCTTTCGGATCGGGAACGACAACACCGTCTTTCTCAGCGAGCCAATTGATGGTATCAAAGATAGAGTATTCTTTTCCCGTGTACTGCTGATCTATGAAGCGAACATCTCCTATTGTCCGAAATTTAGGAGGCAAATGGGATAGCACCAGGGTGCCTGGGGTGGAAGCAATCCAACCTGCATAAGCTTGTAGTTCTTGCTCAGTAGGTAGGGCGTAAAAGACCTTAGTGCGATCTAGTGTGTGCCCTGCGTAGTGGAAACCTAATATACCAGGATCCCTCCCAGCGGAATTGCTGCAGAGATATGGAGAACCGCACAATCCTTTGTAGCTTTCACTACCCATTAGAGAAGCAGTTCCCGCGTCCACCCTTCTAGCTAGCACCCACTTCGAGGAATTCTCGAGACCATCACCTTTACCTTTCAAAGCAAAGAGGTCCAGTCTACTAGAAGCAGGAACATCGCGATACAGGTACGAGCGCAGGTCTTTCACACTCTTCCAGTGCGGGTTAAATAGAGCCAAATCCTGCGAACATGGGAAAAAGTTTTTAGGTCCCAATTCTATTCTTCTGAGTTCAGTCGATCCCAAACCTTGGAAAAGGAAAG